TACCTACTACGGATTGATTGTTACCTCCAGCAGCTGCAGCTACGCCACAGTTGTTGTAAGATATGTGTAATCTATTTTGTTCAGACCAAATTACTTGATCAGACGTCATTGGCATTTCAGCGCCAACCATTCTTAAGAATCCAGATAGAGTACGGTTTCCGTATCTTTCTACTTCTTGTTCATAAATTTCTGGTAAATATTGTTGTGCAAAATCATTTGCTCCACCGTTAAATGCTAAATAAGCAGAAGGAGATGGAGTTTGAATTGGACTTGGTACAATACCACCAAATTGTGGTTGTAAACTCATAATTGTTTAATTTTTAATTGTTAAATTTTCTTGTTTTGATTTTTAATTTTGAAGAATCAGCACCAGAAATTGCTTTAACCTTTAATCCGTTTATAAAAACTTCGCCTTGTTGGGTTCTAGCTTTTATAGGTGATAAGTTTTTAGACTTATTCACGACGTCTTTAACTGCGTCTGCTTTTCCTTGCTCATAAAAATGAGTGGCAATTCTATCAACATTATCAGCTGCATATATAGCTTTATGATAACCTTTCGTATCAGTAACATTACCTTCTGCGTCCAGGAACTTCCCGACTAGGTTATTAATGTTTGATTGGTTTTCTGCAACTTTATCTACATCTTTAATATTGTACTTAAATCTTTTTTCTCCAACTTTAATATCGAAACCTTCGAAATTATCATTAAACAATTCTTTAGTACTTTTTTGAAATACATCATGTTGTTGCTCAGCTAGCTCTTGCTGCTTATTGTAGCGATTAAAAAAGTCTGTGGCTTTTTGTTGGTCCTGAGTTACGCCGGGTCTCAACTTGATTTCGTCGTAATATTTCTTTTTCGTTTCCTCTAAAAAGTTTTTTGCTTTTGCAATCTCTTCTTTTTTAGCGAGTTTCTTTTTACGGACGTCACGCTCCTCGTCCAAGTCTTCATCAAATGAAAAATTATCTTCCATGATAAATCCTATTTCTTCCTCGTTTAAATGAGGTTTGGCTTTTTTATAGTATTCTTTTAATAAAGTGTTTTCATCAACGCTACTATAATCAGCATTTAATCTTGTATAATCTTCTATAGTTCCACCAGTTTCTTCCATAAATGAAACTAATTTTTCTATATTTTCAGGTAACTTTTTGCCTAATATTCTTTCGTCTTGTATAGCTTTTGTTACTTCTTTTTCAACTTCTTTAACTTCAGCTTCAGTTACTTCTTTGATTGGAGAAAACCCTTCAACATCCTTGTTGGACTCTTGTACAGGTTCTCCCACCTCTGCGCTATCTCCGGATGGTTCTTCCACAGGTATTTCCTTTGCTTCTCCGATTTGAATGGCATCTTCTTTAGGTATTGTTACTTTAGTTACTTCAGGTGCTGTTTCAATTAAAGGTTCTTTTATGTTAACTTTAATTGGCTCATCACTTGGTGTTGTTAATTTTTTTGGTGTTTTCTTTTTAGACTTTATCTTAAAGTCACCTTCCTGTTTAACAGGTTCATTTGTTTTTGTTTCTGACATAATATAATATAATTAAATAGTTAAGCAAAAGCCTGCATGTCCATACCGCCTTTTTCTTCAAAATTTATAGGTGGTTGATCATTTTGTCTTTGTGCTATTAATTCACTTTGTTGCGTGCCTTCCATTTTAATACGCTTATCTTTACGATCTTCAATTTCTTGTTCTTTTTGTTTTTGAGCTTGTGCCTCTAGCTTTTTTAATTCTAAATCAAACTTATGTTGCATTTGCATTTTTTGCTGATCTAACTGATGAGCAGTATTCATGCGTTGTATTTCCATTTGATTTTTTGCTTGCTCTAATTTTACTGTAGCTCCAGATATAGCTTCTTGCTTTTGCACTTCAGCCATTGCTGTTTTTTCAGCGGTTTGAGCTTGAGCATCTGCTTGAGCTTTAATATTAGCTTGTTGTGCTTGTTGATCTTGTTTAGCTTTAGCCTTACGTTTAATCTTAAGCATTTGATTAGCTAATTTAAGATTTTTAATTTGTCTTAAATCTATAGCATCTTCTAAATCAATACCACCTTTTTGTAAAGCAACTTGTATGTTTTGCTCTAGTTGTTGTTGCTCTTCTTCATCTGGTTCTAATTCTAAGAATATACCAAAATCATGTAAGTTTAAATTAGATACTTCAATTAAAGTGTTTACATTGTAGTTAGATATAGAGTTTTGTAATGAAGCAGCAGTTAGTGGAAACTCTAAAGCATCCGCTATTTTTAAAGCTATGTTTTCTGCTATTATAAGACTTATATATAAGCTAGACTGCTTAATATGTCTTGTAGCAACATTAGATGCGTTAGCGGCTATCTTTTGTAATCCTACTAGCGTTTGTTTATCTGGTGTACTACCATCACGAGCTTCATTAAGTCCGGTTACATCACGTATCATTTGTAAGTAATACTGATATGTATTAATAAGACTTTGTATTTTTTGTTGACCACTAGAGCTACTAAGTTCTTGTATTGGAACTTTACCAGCGTTCATATCACCATCTTGTGTAAGTGATCTACCAACAATACTACCAGTTTGAAAATACATGTTAAGTGCTTCTGCTGGATTATAATTTGTACCATTACCTAAATCAACCTCTGCTAAACCATCCATATCTAAATAAACACCGTCTGGTACTATTCTAGACATAACTTGTTGTAGCTTTAAATGTGTTAGCTGAATCATATCAGCAAAACCTATACACTTGCTTACTAATGATTCTATTCTGCCTTTATATATTCTAGGTGCACATATAGCATAATTCATTTTAACTTTTGTAGTATCCGCAGTAGGTCTTGACATGTTCTCTGCAAGTTTCCATTTTAATATAGTATCAGTACCTAAAACTTTAGCACCGCTATATAAAACTTCTATAGATCTTGATACTCTTTCAAAGTTATCATTTTCTGGTGGATTAAATGTATCTGGCTTTTCTAAAGCTTTCATTAACCCTTGTTCTGTTTGTTTAATTTTAAATACTTGGTTATGATATGTTTTATAATCAAAGTATAAAACCTGAACAGTGTTCTCGTCATAATCACCCCAACCAGTAACGTAAGATCTGTTGCCTGGCATTGCTTGTATTCTTTTTAATTCTTCTTCAGTAATATCTGGAAACTCTTTTTTAAGTTCAGGTATTGTTATAGCTTTTAATTCACCAACGTAATATATGTCTTCAAAATTAGGATCTTCAGAATATGAATATACCATATAAGCTGGATCAACATAGTCAACTGTAATTCCTTCAGCTGTGTTGAAGTTAGTTTTAGCAGCACCAATACCACAAACAGTTAGGTCCATGTTTACTCTACGTTTAACTAAATCATATTTGTTTTGAGCTAAAACAGTAGATATAGCTTCTTCTTCTGCTATTTCAATTGACTGCTTGTAACTAAGCTGCATATGTAATTCTAACTCTTCTGCTGTTTCTGGTATTACATCTTTGTTTGGGCTTTGATATAAATCAATACCTAATGTTGAGTTTAAAGAATCTAAATATTCTTTAGCAACCATATCTTCTTGTAATCTTGAAGCGTACTCTGTTCTTTTCTTTATAGACTCAGGATCTTGAGCGTAAGCTTTTATATCGTAACTTTTATTTGATATACCGTTAACAACTATGTCAACAAACTTAGATAATATAGGAACTGGCTTCCAGTCTAAATTAAGATAAGACAAATCACCATTAATAGATAACTCATCTTTGTATTTTTGTATACTTTGTTCACCACGAGCGTACAGTCTTAATTGGTGAAATTGATTCCAATTAGTTAAATATCTGTTACCAGAAGTTCTACCTTGGCCAAACCACTCATATTCTATCGCCATGGCAACTTGACTTCCGTATTCCAAACTTGCTTTTTCAGCATCACTTACTACTTGACTAGGGAAAGCACTGTTTGTGTTAGTATATATATTCATTTAACTTATAATTTTTGATGTAGTTCCTTGATTGTTGTATTTTTTAATACCTAAATCTATTGCTTTTAATTCAATTTTATTCACTGGTGAATACCTATGTTTGTTGCAAGCCATTAAAGCTAGGCCTGAACTAATAGAAGCATCATGCGATGTTCTATTGTTTATATTAAATTGAGCCCAGTCTTCTAATGTTCTTTGAAAATAAGTATCACCATAGCCTGTTTCTCTTTTTCCAACAAAGTTTTCTATATATGTTTCTATAGCAGAAGCGTGAGCTTGTTTTATATCTTCACTAGAGTTAGGTATTCCACCTATTTCTTTTTCTGTTATAGATAATTTGTTTCTTTTTTTATCAGGTCTGTTCATAGCAAAACCTCTATAGCCTCTACGTTTAAAATAATAAAGTAATCTAGGTTTGTTGTTTTCTGCTAATATTGGCATACCATAAAACACGCAAGCCATAAGCACATCTTCAAAAAATATCTCAGCCGTTTGCGGACGAGCGATATACTCTAAGAAAAAATGATTTGGTGGTACTTCTTCCATGCTAAACTTAGTTAAGCCATGTAAAGAACCATTAGAACCTCTCTTATCTACTGTACCTGATATATCATATGGATCACAACCAAAAGCGCCACAATGTTCATTGCCAGGATAATTAACACCGTGTTTAATAAATCTTTTGTTTTGAAGATGTACAGGTGGAACCCAAGTAATTAAAAATCTACCATCTTTATTTGGCATAAAAATTACTTTACCATCCTTTTGTCCGTTTTCCCATTGAAAACTACCTTTGGTTACTTGCTTAAAGTTTTGAACATCTTCATTAAAATCTATTTGTTGATATATCTTAGTTAGATTAAATAAAGATTGTTTTGATTCATCTCTGAAAGCATGTTTAGTAGTACGTGGGAATTGTCTGTAAAATTCATTTAATCCATCTTGATCTTCTTTTAGACCTTCTACTTCGTTGTTCCAATATTCAA